ACCCTGGTGACACGCGATTTCACCGTCAACATCATTCTCCTCGTGGTCATCTTCCCCATCATGCTGTCGTACCTGTCCAAGATGGCCATCTTTGCCAGCATCAAGACACCCGTGATTGGTATCGCGGCCGCAATCACCTTCTTCTTCCTGTACGTTCTGTCCAAGATGAACAAAAAGGTTCAGGACGCCATGGGGGACCCAGGCCAGAACCGCACGACGACCATTATGGTTATTTCACTCATTGTCACGGTGTTTTCCGTCTCAATGATTGGAGTCTCCAATATGGTTCCCATGTACCCAATCGTGGCCAACACGTCCCGAAACTTTGCCAACAACATCTCTTAGGCTTTCATCAGGAATCGCTGAGCGAAATAAAAGATGAGCGCCGCAATGAGACCAGTGGCCACGAGACCACTGGTGGACCGACCACCGCCCTCCGCCATGAACTGTGGAACGGCGCTGAGCAGCTTCTCCTGAACCGGGTTCGAAAACGCCAGAATGGCGGCGACACCGGCAATCAGAGCCTGGTACTGCTCATCGTTCAGCCCGAGCGGGTGCTTGCCCTTCTGGGCCGCCGCCGCTTTGGAGGGTGCAGAAGGCGCCGCCTGCATGGGGGCGGCGGCAAAGGCTTGCTGGGGCGGGGCCATCATTGCCTGCTGCATATCCGCGGGGCCGAGCACATCATCAATCGGGGTCGAGTCCATTTGTTGTTTGGGTATATTTTTTTCGGGCACATACTGCAACGCCTGGGGCGGCGGCGCCTGAGGAGGCGGCGGCGCTTGAGGGGGCCGGGGCGCCTGGTACTTTATCGGAACCATGCCTTCACCGGTGTCGCTCAAATTTAAAGTTTCCATCTACACTTTCGTGGGGTTTTTTAAACTCATTTGTTTCGCACGAGGTGGAGCCCCATGATGGAGCTGACGACGAGCCCGACGGTGAGAATCCAGGCCCACAGGTTGCAGTGGCCCACCACGGTGCAGTTGATCGTGTACGCCTGGACCGCAGCCCCGAGGACGATGGAGACACCGAGCTCCGGTTGCTTCTTGAACGCCACGAGGACCCCAGCGATGATGCCCGTAATAAGAACGAGGAACGCCTGACGCGTCATTTTAATCCCAAAGTACGAAATCGTGTCAGCCATTTACTTGGGCACAGAAAATAATCCGCGTCCCATGATGGCACTGAGAATGTACACAATGGCCAGGGCCCAGGCCCACATATCGCAGTGGCCGACCACGGCGCAGTTGATCGTGTACGCCTGGACAAACAGGAAGAGCATGAGCCCGAGGCCCATGGTCGCGTCACCCTTCATGAGCAAGTACACGCCTGTCAGGGCGCCGAGGACCGCAATAGTAAAGGCTGGGAGGGTCATGTTCAGCTTGCCAATTGTAACCGTCTTCATTTGGTAACTCGCAACATAAAAAAGTGGCGCGAACTTTTTACAAGTCGCCAAGATGCCCATCTTTTCCATCGAGGGAAACATTGGCTCGGGCAAGTCCACGCTCCTTCAGCAGCTCCGAGCCACCGCGCCCGACCTGGTGTTCCTGCCCGAGCCCACGGCGGAATGGGACACGATTCGGGACGAGGCGGGAACCACGATCCTGGAGCGGTACTATTCCGATCAGTCCCGGTGGGCCTTCACCTTTCAGATGATGGCGTTCATAACACGGGTCCGCGCCTTTCGGGCCGCCCCCAAGCACGTCGTGGTTATCACGGAGCGCTCGGTGTTTACGGATCGCGAGATTTTTGCCAAGATGCTTCGGGACTCGGGCAAGATGAACGCAATCGAGTCCGAGGTGTACCTGAGGTGGTTTGATGAACTTGTTGGGGACCTGACGGTGGATGGCATCGTGTACGTCCGAACGAGCCCCGAGGTGTGCGAACAACGCATCGCAAAGCGGGCCCGGGCCGGGGAGTCCCAGATTGAGTTTGAGTACCTGGACACGTGCGACTCGTACCACGAAAAGTGGCTCCGAGGGAACACGGTCCCGGTACTCACACTGAACGGGGACGTGGGCGATGCGACCGACTGGGTCCCCGAGGTGCTCACTTTTTTTTTAGTACAGTCAGCGAAGTGTTTTTCGTAGCCCCCTTGGCAGCCCCGGGGCCCGACCCGGGCTCGAGCTCGTGCTTGGGGTTGTAGTGCTTCTTGTGGTACTGCCACATGGCATCCGAACCGATCCGAAAGTTTTTGCGAATCGTCGCCTTGTACCAAAAGACACAGTCCTGGATCCGATTGCTCTTGGACGTGTTGTCGAGCACGAGACACTCGTAGTTTTCAGTGCACGCATCCATAACCTGGTTGAACATTTGAAACGTCGGAAAGATGCCAAAGAAGGACTTGTAAAGTTTCTCGCGATTCTGGATGACATTTTCTCGAAGGATGAACACGTAGTCGACATTGGCCCGAAGGTCCGGGGTCAGGTCCATACAGTACTGCATCGTCAACATGAAAAAGATTTTCCAGTGTCGACCATTCATGAAACACTGGCGGATACACGTGTCCTTCATAAACTTTCTGTCGTACATACAGTCGTCGAGAAGGATGAAGCAGTTGGGGGCGCTGGCCCCGTACTTGTTCAGTTGCACCTTTTGACGCGCGAGGACCCTCTCGATCACCTCGCGGTCGTAGTCGCTGTGAATGAACAGGTCCGGAACAAAGGATTTATAGTGGTGGTTGCCCTCTTCGGTCGCGGACATGACAATGCCCGAGGGCACGTGCTTCTTGTGAAACAGAATGTCCGTCACGAGACAACTCTTGCCTGTTCCACGCTTTCCAATAAAGACGCACACTTTGTCGTCGGGCATGGTTTCTGGATTAAACTTGCGTAGCGCAAGATTCATCTCCTGGCGTACAAGACGAAAAAGCTGTTTGAAATTTCTCGCAAAGTACTGTAGAGATGGCCAGTGGTCGAGTCCAGCTCGCCGCCGTCGGGGTCCAGGACAATTTCACCGTCAACGAACCCTCATTCACGTACTTTCAAAAGGTTTACAAAAAGTACACCAAGTTTGCCCTGGAGACGATTGACAATCCCATGGATGGCGCAGTGGAGTTCGGGGCCCAGCTCAACTGTGTCTTGCCCCGTCGAGGCGACCTCATCCACTCGGCGCACGTCAGGCTGCAACTCTCCAACCTGTACAGTCCCTCGAATCCCACAGCCAACCTGGGATACACGGATTCCATAGGACACGCCCTGATTCAGTGGGCCGATCTCACCATTGGGGGCCAGCTCGTGGAGCGCATAACGGGTGAATACATGGAGATGTACTCGGACCTGTTTGTGAGCCAGTCGCAACAGCCTGGTCTGACCAAGCTCGTGGGACGGACACTCAGGGTCAACGGTCTCGGAAAGGCGCCCGCGAGCACCACCTTTCTGGTCCCGTTGCCATTCTTCTTTCACAGCAGCGATAGCCTCGACATTCCGTTGACCGCCATAACACGTCAAGAGGTGGAGATTCGGATCCAGCTCGCGGACCTCAGTTCGGTCGTGGTCTTCTCGGACACGGGCGCCCCCGGGCCCTCGGATGTTCAGGGCACAATCATCAAACTCAGTCTTCCGGTCGAGTACGTGTTCCTGACAGACTCGGAGGCCAAGTACATGGCTGGGCGCCAACTCGATTACCTCATGTCCCAGGTCCAAGTGTCCCGGTACACGATTCCCCCAGGCGAAACAGTTTCCAAGGTGCTCTTGCAATTTATAAATCCCGTCAAGGAGCTCTTCTTTGTCATCCAGGACAAGGATACCCAGAACGCCCCCTTTGTGTTCAACGACGACCTCGTCAACCTCGAACTCGATTTCAACTCGGAGATGCGCATCTCACCCGACGTGGCCAACAGCCTGTACCTCAGGATCCTGCAACCCTTTTACTCGCACACAAAGACACCTGACCGACTCTTTTACATGTACAGTTTCGCCCTCAAGCCCGAGAGTTCGGACCCGACGGGCCAAGTGAACATGAGTCGCATCATAACCAAGTTGTTGACGTTGACGAGCACAGTATCCACGGTTCCCCGTGAAGTCCGCGTGTACGCCATAAGCTACAACGTGCTTCGGATCCGCGATGGACTTGCGGGACTTATTTTCAACTCGACTACATATGGATGAACTGATTAAGAGCGCGGTTGAT